GTCCAAGCTTCTTGAGCATTGTCATAAGCGATAGCATTGCCTTCGTTTTTAACAGGAGCTGCAGAGAAACCAGATAGTTTTGTTTCTTCTTCAAAAGAACGTTCTGATGATTCAGTTTCATAAATTTCTTTATGTTCTTCACCATATCTTTTGTACTCTAAACCAAATAGCGCATTTAAGCCAGGTAAGAGTTCTTTTAGTAGTTGTGCGCGTGAAATAGCCATGTTTTATTCTCCTTAAGCTACGCCGGTACCATTGTAATACGTATGGATTCCGAAGTTAAATTTGACGATACAATCTGTATATGCATCACCAACTGTTGAGAAAGGACCATTCACGAAATCTACTAAACGTAAACCAATAGTTGCTGTTGTAGCAGTTGTGGATGCGTCTAGTGCAACTTTTGAATCGCCGGTTGTTGTTGAGCCAGCAGTTTGAACTACGCCAAAATTACTTGCTAATAATGATTGTGCAACAGCACCGTTAGCTTGAATTTGAAATAATGCATCTGGATCATCACAAACATAAGCTTGAGCATCAGATGCTGACGTTGAAGCTGGCCAGTATTGATTTTGTAACTTATATTTTAAGTTTGGATCTGTATATGTACATCCTAAGAACACACCCACTGTACCAGCTGGGAATGGATCTGCATTTGTACCTACGTTTGTTACTTTTACAATGGTACCATTCGTCGCAATAGCTACAATATCACCATAAAAGATGTTTGTAGAATAAGCTGAAGTGATAGGAATTAAACGAGTAGAACCCGCAAATACCTGACCACCAATCAGATTGATTGGACGAAGACCATATGGGGCAGCAGTTGTTGCCATAATATTTCTCCTTTGTTTTTGTTATTTACCACGACCAAATGTAGTAGTTGACTTTTTATCAGCAAACTTACCCATTCTAGGATCGTTGTCTTTCATGAAGCTATTATCCACCGCGTCAGTTTGTGCTTTGGTTTGACCATGCATATAAGCCTCGCGTTGTTTCATAAACTCCTCTGGGATTTTACAAAGTAAAAGACCACCAATTTCAACACCGTCTTTGTAACGAGTATTTGGATCTGATACTAATCTAATTTCAGGATGGTCCGCTAATTTAACGGGTTCCCAACCTTCACGCATTTTGGAAGATACGTTCAAATTATCAGCGTTATTGGTTAAACTAACACGAATCCAACGATACGCCCAACCAGGGACTTTTTTAAATTCAGGAAGTAATGATGCTGGGCTCCATGAATCTGCTCGTTGAAATTGATCTTGCGTTGTTAAGTCTCTATCTGTTCTATTTTGTTCCATTATCTATTCTCCAATTTTAAAGTTTCAAGTGCATATGCTTCAGGCGAGATTCCAAGTTTCTTGGCAATAGCTGCCGCTGATTTGGTAATCTTTACTTTTCTAGGCGCGGTTGTTCGCGTTGCCGGAGCAACTACAGTTGAAGGTTTAGTAGTGCGATGGGCGGGTGTTTCCTCGTCCAGCGTTGCATCCCCAAAGTATTCTGGGAATCGTTTGCGCATCGTATCATCAATACGAAGGTAATAATTATCAGACGTAGGATCAATTCCTGATCTAACTAGTTTTTCATGCAGCCCCAAAGCTAAACTAGTCATTTCCTCGTCTGTTCCAAACCATTTATTGTTATCCTGCCATTTTAAGGCTTTTTGGTCTGGTCTAAATGCTTGAGGTTGTGTTTGTGGTATATATACCTCATTTTGATCTTCTTGTAAAGGCTTTTTAAATTTAGGCTCATAATTCTGCACTTGGGACAATTTATACTGTGCATCATTCATCTTAGATTGAGCTTCAATTATTTTATCAGTATCACCTGAATCATAGGCTTCACGATAATCTCGTTTAGCTAAACTTAGCTGATTTTCTAAACCACTTTTTAGTGTTTCAATGTAGTTTTCTTCGCCAGTACTTAAAGAACTTTTTAATCTTTTGTTCTCATCGGCAATCTGTTTAGCATAACTTAGAGCTTCTTCCCTTTCACGAGCTGCAGCTTCTTTAGCACGTCTTTCGTCATGCCAAACTTTTTTAAGCTGAGCCATACGTTGTTTAACGCGCTCAGAGTACTCTTGTAAGTTATCTTTTTCTAACTCGTCCACTACTTCTTTAGGTAAGGGTTCACGACCTTTATCTTCTGGTGGAGTATCATCTTCTATTTCAATATCTACTTCACTATCTTTTACTTTTATTTCTACTTCGGGTTTTAACTCTACTTCTGTATCGTCAGAACCTTCTGGTTTTTTAATATCGTCAATTACATCATCAGGATATTCAAAAATAATGCCGTTCTCTTTTACTTCAGCCATATATTTCTCCTATACGCGCGCGTAACCGCGAGGATCCATAACTACACCCTCAACAGTATCATCGTTAATAATGCGGAATTCTCTTCCGTGGATTTTAAATCTAGTACCTGCATAAGCACGTGTTAGAATAAAATCACCCTCTTGGCACCATGGACCTGTGGGGAATCGTGTTGCATCCTTATAAGCCATTTCCCCTACTTTTAAAACAAACAATACAACAGTAGCATTTTCTTCTACACGTTTTACATCGCCTGCTTTAATAATACCGCCTTCATATGTATCCGAAGCTTCTGGAATTGCACATAAAAGTTTGTACCCTTTGATATCTGGTAGCTGTAAGCCACGTTCTTCAATAGGTATGTCTTCTACTACAACATCATCTATCTTTGGAACAACAATAGGTCGTCCCGTTGAATCAACTATATTACTCATCAAATGTCTCCATTCTTTTTGCGAGGTCTGATATCATTCCTTGTACAGTAAGTAAACCTCGTATATACCCAGCTGCATTTTGGTACGAAGCATAGTCTTTCGCTGCTCCGTCTCCCAATCCTTCTAACATTTGTTTGCGCCTTTCTTCTATCTGAGACATCAATAGTTCTAGCGTGTCGTCCATTTACTACTCCTTAGGTTTTTGTTGATTCATTTGCAAGCCTGCTTGTTGAACAGCCTGTTCCATTTTACTTAGATGTTGATTAAGTGTTTGTTTCTTTTCATGTTGTCTATCTTGATGTCTTTGAGTAGCTTGTAAACCTAACTCAACACCTTTAGCTTGTTGTTCAGCTTCTAGTTTTTTACCATCCATAGTTGCTTTAAGACCAGCATTCAATCCTGCAATCTTTTCTTGCGATTGAATCTTCATCATTTCCAGTTGCATTTTTTGTTGTTCGGTTTGAGCTTTTAATTGTAGCTCTTGTCCTTTCAACTGTAGTTCTTGTTGTTGCATTTGAATGATAGGATCTTGTTGCTGTTGTTGAGCTTGTTGTTGAGCAGCTTCACCTTGGTTCTTTTGTAAGAGCTGTTGTGCAGCTTGTGCTGTTAGACGAGACAACTGTACTTCTGCTTCTGGTGGTAATTCTTCATCCGGTGCAGGCATTGGTGTACCCAATGTTTCTTCCATTTGTTTTCTATATTCAAACGCAATGTGCTCATTAATATGAGCCATACTAGCAGCTTGAATATTCTGAGCTTGAGGGTTTTGACCAATCAATGCCGCTATCTTAGGATCTTGCATAGCAGACATATGTACTTTAATATGTGCTTCATGATCTTGATATATAAACGCTTTAACAGGTTTACCATTAAGTATGTTCATATTTTCAGATACGGGATCTTTTGGCTTTTGATCTTCAGCAGATGGAATAAGCTTAGCAATATTCTTAACACCTAACACTTCTAACATCTGTTTGTTAAGTTCTACTTGATCATAGATCTGTGGGTTAGCTTGAGCCATTTGCATAACTGCTTGATATTGCACAACTTTCTGTGACATCGTAGCTGCGTTTGGATCACTAACAGGTATCACATCTACATCATCATAGTCTGCTTGTTTAGCGCGTCTATCACCCACTTCTGGATCATAGTTATACTCTGATGGTGTGTAGTCACGAATAATGCCTTTAAGTAATTTAAACTCTTGTTTCATCGCATAGTAGATACGCGCTTGAACAGCTGACATTACTTTAAGAGTTCTTTCTAGAATAGCTAATGTTGTACCTACTGGAGCATTAGCTGACATATCAGAAACTTTTAGACCATCGGCATTAGCAAATGCACGGCCTTCTTCAATAATCTGATTCATTAAACTCTGTAATACTTGTGAAGGTTCTTTATAAGGTAAAGGTAAGATATTATCGCGGATAGCACCTGATGGTACATCTACGTCTCTCCATTCACCTGGAGCTATGGGGGTGTCATCGCCTTTGATACGAAGACCACGGGACTTCATCCCCCCTGGTAAGTTGCTCAATGTTCCTGCATCAACGAGCTGTCTTAAGATCATTGTGCCTGATTTAGCAAACGCTCCAATCAAGTGGATTAAACCAAAACAGTAGAATCCAAAACCTGGGATATATCCATAATGTACAAAGTGTTGACGTTTTTGTTTGTTATCATCATCTGGGTTCCAGTTACGTCTAATAGCTAGAATCATACCTGTACCCTTCTCAATAGTGATTACATAAGGTAGCGCTATGCCATCTTCTGAATCACCATTCTCCAAGTCAACATTAACATGCATCTCAAGGATCTTGTAACGGTCATCATTCGTTGGG